CATGATAACACAAGGCGAAAATGAATATAAACATTTACCCGCAAGACCGGGTGAAGCAAGAGAAACTCTTGCGGATTGCACAAAGGCAAAGGAACTTCTTGGTTGGTCAGCGAAAGTCAACTTGAAAGAGTGGTTGGAGACTAATAGATGAATCACTACACAATTTTAATGGTGGGTTGGAATTCTAGAGAATGGATTGAAAAATCTTTACAGTCATGTCTTACCCAAGATCACCCTAACTTTGATGTTATTGCAATTGACGCACAGACAACGGATGGCACACACGATTATCTTGTGAGTCA